GACAGGACGACAGGACGACAGGACGACAGGACGACAGGACGACAGGACGACAGGACGACAGGACGACAGGACGACAGGACGACAGGACGACAGGACAGCGGGACAGCGGGACAGCGGGACAGCGCGGACCCGCCCCGGATTGGCCCGCTGGCCGTGGGGCCCCCGGCGAGGGCTCCGCTCCGGTACCCCGTTCTCCGTCCATAGGGGTGTAGTGCCGGGGACGTAGCACCGTAGAGCCCCCGTACAAGGGGCGTAGAGCCCTTTACAGACCCGTAGCGCCACGCCACGCCAACCGTGCTGCCTCGGGTACAGCCTGCCCGGCTGCGAGCCGTGGCGCCCCGTTACGGCCCTCCCCGCCACGCTGCTGCACCGCAGCACTCGTTCCGACGCTACAGCCATTTCCACCACGACGCTGCATAGCAGCATCCGTTCCGCAGCACACTTTTTCCAGAGATAGCGTACTAAAATACCCCGTTTTCAAACCCACTCTAGCCCCACACTGCCTAAAATTTAAGCAGCTTTTTGCATGTACGCCACAGTTTTGGTCCAACCTTTACCTTCCACCGCGATTACACCGCCGAGCGCCATCCCTTATGTCACTTCTGTGCCATACATACTTACTTTTTAAAAAATAGTGACCCCCATCGCCGCCTTTCTTTACACTCGCCCCCGACCAAGCCGCTAACCCCTTGCTTTCGCGCTTTGGCACGTTTCCCGCTCCCCCCGTGAAGCCCACCACAGGAGCCGCCCCATGACCACGAAGCACGTCGTCGCCACCACCGCCCTCGCCGCCACCGCCCTCGCCACCCTTGCCGTCCCCGCCCCCGCTGAAGCCAGCCTGTGCAGTCTCGCCGGCGTTACCGGCCAGGTCTGCACGTTCGCCACCGACACCTCTGGCGGGCAAGTGATCTACAAGAACCCCGCCAACCTGTCGAACATCGGCAGCGGCAGCATCGACCCGTTTCTCGGTACGCAACACAACGGCGTCGAGGCGGGCGTCAACACCGACCAGACGGCGGTCAACCTGCTGCCGCTGGACGACAAGCGCGACAACGCCAACACGTTCACCGAGACGATGCGGCTGTCCAATCTGGGATTCCAGACCATTCTGGGCGTCGACTACTTCGCCTTCTTCCTCGACATCAACGAGCCGAACAACGCCACCGACCGCTTCCTCTCCATCGACCGCCTCGCCATCTTCGGCCGCACCGGGGCGCAGGCCGCCGCCCCGCTCGATCTCAACAGCACGAACATCCACAGCCTGGACGACGTTGACGTGTTCCCCAACCTGTCGTTGGTCTACCGGCTGGGCGCCGCCAACACGCTGCTGCTCGACGGCAACCTGTTCGCCGGCTCCGGCCTGGGCTACGACATGACGCTGCTGGTGCCCACGGCGCTGTTCAGCGGGCTCGTCGCCGACAGCCGCATCGTGTTCGCCGTGCAGTACGGCGGTGCCGGCGGCACGGTGGCCGGGGCCGACGCGCAGGACGGTTTCGAGGAGTGGGCGTTCCTGCCCGGTCGCGGGCCGAACATCAGCGTGCCGGAGCCGGCCACCATCGTGCTGCTGGCCGGAGCCCTCGCCGCCATAGCTGCCCTGCGCCGCCGCCGTTAGCACCGCCGTCCTGAACGCGGGTACACTGCCGCGCATGGACGACGCGCCCACCCCCGCGCAGGAGTTCCTGCCAGCCGGCAACGCTACGCAACAACAGCCGCCCACGCCGCAGCAGCGCCTGCGCGCCGAAATCACCACCCACGTCGGCGAGTCGATCGCCAACTGCGGCGGCACGGCGTACTTCGAGATGCTCGCCCGCAGTGAGCCGCTGCTGTTCTACAAGTGGGCGGCGCTCGCGCTGATGCCCGACCGCCTGCCGCCGTCCGGTAATACCGTGGTCAACGTGGTGAGCGCGCTGCCCAGAACGGCGCTCGACGACCTGCCGCCCGGCTTCAACCTGCGTTAAGCAACCAAGGAGAGCGCGGTGTACACGCCACGCAGCGCCTTCGCCGCGTTCCACAGCCGGGCGCAGCGCTGGTGCGTGCTGGTGTGCCACCGCCGAAGGTGCCGGCAAAACCTACGCCGCCATCAACGACCTGATAACGCGCGCGCTGTATACCCGTAAGGCGCAGACCGCCGCCCCCGCGCCGCAGTTCGCCTACGTGGCGCCGTTCTACAGCCAGGCCAAGCGCGTCGCCTGGGCGTACCTGCTGCGCGCCGCCGCCGGCGCCGCCGCCGCCGTCAACATCGCCGAGTTGACGGTGACGCTGGTCAACGGCAGCAAGATCATGCTGTTCGGCGCCGACAACCCCGACGCGCTGCGCGGCCTGTACTTCGACGGCGTGGTGATCGACGAGCCGGCGCAGATGCGCGGCCGCGTGTTCAGCGAGATCATCCGCCCGGCGCTGGCCGATCGCATCGGCTGGTGCGTGTTCATCGGCACGCCGATGGGCAAGAACGAGTTCTGGAAACTGCGCGAGCAGGCGCGCACCGATCCGGCGTGGTTCTACATGGAACTGAAGGCGTCAGTGTCCGGCCTGCTGCCGCAGAGCGAGATCGACGACATGGCGCGCGTCATGGACGAGGACGAACTGGCGCAGGAACTGGAGTGCGACTTCTCCGCCGCCATCAAGGGCTCGTTCTACGGCAAGTTCATCAACGACGCCCGCGCACAGGGGCGCATCCGCCGCGTCGCGCACGACGCCGCGCTGCCGGTGCATACGGTGTGGGACTTGGGCTACACCGACACCACCGCGATCTGGTTCTGGCAATGCCTGGGGCCGGAGATACGCTACATCCGCGCGCTGGAGCGCGCCGGCTTGGAACTGGCCGATTACGTCGACATCCTGCGCTCGTTCACGCAATACACCTACGGCGACGTGTGGCTGCCGCACGACGCCCGCGCGCGCAGCCTGCAGACGGGGCGCAGCACGATCGAGATCCTGCACCGCAGCCACAACGTCAAGAGCCGCCTGGTGCCGGAACTCAGCGTGCAGCAGGGCATACAGGCGGCGCGCTTCGTGCTGTCCAGCCCCACCACGTACATCGACGCCGACGACTGCGAGGAAGGCATCGAGGCGCTGTCGCAGTACCAGCGCGAGTGGGACGACGAGCGGCACTGCTTCAAGGAGCAGCCGAAGCACGACCATTCGTCCAACTACGCCGACGCCTTCCGCTACAGCGCCATCATCGCCCACAAGGGCGCCCGTGTCGGCGCCAACCGCATCACGCCGCCGCCCGCCCCTGTGCTGCGTAACGGGCGTATCATCGGCCGCGACGACAGCCGCTACAATCCGAAGCTGCCCTTCGGCGGCAACGTCACCCTGAACGAACTGTTCGCCGCCCACGCGCAGCGCGGGCGGCAGAGAATCTGAATGGCCGACATCACTTCCCTCTCCGACTTCGGCGCGCCGCCGAAAAGCACGGTCGACTACTGGCGCGCCGAGATCGACGCCTACGGCAAGGACAGCAGCGATTGGATCAAGCGCGGCATGGACGTGGTGAACCGCTACCGCGACGAGAGGAAGGACAGCCTCGCCGCCGAGAAGCGCTACAACATGCTGTGGTCCAACGTGCAGACGCTGGCGCCGGCGACGTTCTCGCGCGCCCCCGAAGTGGTGGTGATGCGCCGCTACTCCGATCCCGATCAGGTGGCGCGCGTCGCGGCGATGATGCTGGAGCGCGTGATCGGCTACCAGATCGCGTGCAACCTGAACTTCGTGCAGACGCTGCGCAGCGCCTGCCTCGATTGGCTGCTGCCCGGACGCGGCACGGTGTGGGTGCGCTTCGAAAAGGACCGCGCCCCGGTCGACTACGTTTACTGGCAGGACTTCGGCTTCATCTCGGCGCGCATCTGGGCCGAAGTGCCGGCGGTGTGGCGCGCCGTCTACATGACGAGGGACGAGTTGAAGCGCCGCTTCGGTGCCAAGGGCGCCGACGTGCCGTTGTCGTTCTCGCCGGCCAAGCGTCCGTCCGCCGAGGGCGGCAGCACGGACAGCGACGAAACGAAGAATCAGGTGTTCCGCCAGGCGCGCGTGTATGAGATATGGGACCGCCGCAGCAAGACCGTGCTGTGGATCGCCGACGGCGTGGACGACGCGCCGCTCGACCAGAAGCCGGACCCGGCCGGGTTCCCCGACTTCTTCCCCTGTCCGGCGCCGCTGCTGGCGACCACCACCACCGGCAACCTGACGCCGGTGCCCGACTACTGCATGTACCAGGATCAGGCCGACGAGATCGACGCGCTGACGCAGCGGCTTAACATGCTGACCAAGGCGCTGCGCGTGGTGGGCGTGTACGACAGCGAGCAGGCGTCGGTGCAGCGGATGATGAACGAAGCCGCCGACAACGAACTGATCCCGGTCGATACGTGGGCGGCGTTCGCCGAGAAGGGCGGCATCAAGGGCGTGATCGACTTCCTGCCGCTGGTGCAGGTGATCGAAGTGGTGACGCAGTTGCACTCCATCCGTTCCGCCCGCATTCAGGACATCTACCAGATCACCGGCATCGCCGACATCGTGCGCGGCGCTACGAGCCCCAACGCCACTGCCACCGAGCAGCGGATCAAGGCGCAGTTCGTCAGCATCCGTCTGGACGACCGCAAGCATTCGATGGCGCAGTTCGTCACCGAGTGCATGCGCCTCATCGGGCACGTCGCGGTGCGCTTCTTCGACGACCAGACGCTGATCCAGCAGTCGGCGATCATGCAAAGCGCCGACGGACAGGCTGCGGTGCAGGAGGCTGCTGCCGCCAAGATGGCGGCGATGGCGCAGCAGCAGGCCGCCATGCAGCCGCCGCCCATGCCGGGCGCGACGGGTGCGGCACCGCCCCCCATGCCGGGTGCTGCCGCTGTCGCCCCGCCGCCGCCCGGCGCCCCGCCGTCGATGATGCAGCCACCTTCCATGCCGGGCGCGGCCGGGCCGCCCAACGCACCTGCGTTGCCCGGCGCCCCCATGATGCCGCCG